GTAGAAGTTGATGCCAAAAAAAGGGGTGCTGAGCGTGCGCCCTTTGATGAGTTACATTTACGACAGGCAGAAGCCATGTTCTCTGGATCTAATGGATGACCACCATTGACCAGTGCAACTAGATGATCAACTGTGTCAGCTGTGCCTTGACAGTACCGGCATGTGTAGTTATCCCTAGCTAATACTTGAAGCCTTACCTTCTTGTAAGCAGTGGTGAGTCTAGGATCGTTATTCTTTAATGCCAATTGAATTTAAGCCAATGATTGTAAGCCTTGCATGGTGTGGAATATCGATGCTCGATATAGGTAAGACCCCATCGTACTTGAGCGTATCCATCTTGGTCTTTAAGCCATTCACTTTTGCCTTGAGGTATTCCATAGACTTTATGAGTACCAGTTAGATTACCAATTGCTTTTGGATTCCAAGCACTTTCCTTGCCATAGAGCTTAGTCAGGCATTTGTGCTGAACATAATCATAATGCAATAGATGTAATGCATATTCTTTATAGGTTACATATTGCTTAGGTTTAGATCCACCTGCATCAGGCATTATGCATAGAGCTATCCCAATAGCTACTAGCACCCCGCAAGCTACGCCCCTAAGGGGCTTGCGGTGAGCCCTTGAGGGGCTCTGCGCCGTTAGCGTATCATGCCTGTCAAATCTATTTATTTCATTTTTAAAAGTGCTGGTCAGATCGGCGTTTCGCATTACTGACCCCCAATCTTTATCGGTTATCGGTTGAGTAAAAGCCCTTGCCCTTTAAAATAGTAGGTGTAGCAGCTATTACTTTAAGCATAGGTTCATTGCAATAGGTACATGGGATTACTGGTCGATCGTGCCATCCGTGATAGATTTCTTGACTAAGATTGCAGGATCTGCATGTGTAGTCGTAGGATGGCAAGTTAAGCACCTCTTTATCATGTAAGACCCACAGCCTGTGCAGCGGTCAATGTCTGCTTCTGTGGGATCGCTGGATAGATGACCATATTTAAGTTGGAGTAGTGGCAATAGATCTTCCAGTCTAATGATACAGGCGTAATCTTCCGGACTTTCACCTTGACCATTTAGGCGCATCACTGCAAATCCTAATTCCCCAGAAACGGATGTGCGAGCTTTTAATTGCGCGAGATAACTGAGTGGCTGAAAGGCTTTTCTTGCCTTGACCTCACAGTCAAACGGAACTCCCTGAATATCCTTGCCACTACCCCTTCCGACAGTTGCGTTTTGCCACACAGTCGATAGGTACTGTGCGACTACGCGCTCTGTGCGGAATCCTCTGTGCTTTCTGTGCTGACTAGCCATTAACTGCTTTACATTTAGCGCATTGCCATGTAACTACGCCATTGACAGAATCAGATGATATATCTTCGAGCTCTCTGATCTGCACTGGCTCATTGCATAGCTGACATGGCACGAAGGCAGACATTAAATCTACCCACTCTCCATTAATCTTAATTCCGATATTGCCCATGATTAGCCCCTTACCTTTTGTGGTTGCCATTTGCCCTGACTATTTATTTCATACCATATTGTCGGACACTTGCCTTCAAATCCTGAATGTCCTAATGCTGTGCATTGATAAGAAGCCCAATCCTTATTGGTCTTCTGGGAATGTCCGGTCTTCCAGACCATGCTGCCATGCTTACAGCTGGGAACTTCTGATGCTTCTGCTGTACCCATAATGTCTGCAACAGTTTCGATCGCTTTTTCAAGTGTCACTGGAGCATCTACTACCTTCATGTATTCATTGACAGGCGTAGTCCAGTAATCCTGATCTTCTGGCTTAACATCTGCAACCGGTGGCTTTTCTGCTTTCTTAGCTACTACCTTATTCATCTCTTCTCTGGATGGCTTATGTTTGTCGATGCCGATGTTCGCATGACCACAAGCAATACCAATTGCCGAAGTAGCTCCGTTTTCCAGAGCAAAATCTTTATTGACGCCCCTGTCCGTAATAACCTCATTCGCAAGACCAGTCGAGAATGGCTTTTCATCTGTGGTTTCTCGATACAAGCGTGCAGCAACGATAAAACGCTTATCAGACCATTCAAGTATTTCTGTTTCAATGCGTCCATTCGGATACCTCTTCCAAAACTCAATGACTCTTTCTCGTACAGTGGTGTACTCATCTAAATTAAACATAAAGATCATTCTCTTCTGTAGCTAACTGCCCCATCAAAGCAATGTAAGCTGCTCCATCGATGTAGTTATCGGCTTTGTCTGGGTTTCCGGTGCTGGCTCTGGCAATTTTGACAAGTGCGAGAATGGCGCAGACTTGGTAGTCCGTAACTGGCATTTGTAAATATGCTGAGATGAGCATTGCGGCGTGTTGCATGTTATCTTGAGGATGACCATAGTCGTTGAGACCACGATCTTGGATAATGTCTGTTGCACTTTGTAAGATCTCCGTATATTTCATTCTTCCCAGAATTCCTGTCTGCTCACGGATCGACCTCGATGCCAACCCTCGCGAATACCACGTTCCTTGCCTAGTCTATAGGCATCAATAGCCACAATAGTCATACCAATAAACATTCCTATGATGCAGATCAATAGCAATTTGTCTTGATTGCTCATTACTTAACCGCCCTTAGTTTAGGATAATGCCCGTTTATTTCAATGTATTCATCCAGTGTAACTGCGCTCTTATACTCGTTGCAGTCTGTGCATACCTGCGCAATAGTCATATCAAACCCGCAATAGCAGCAGTAGAAGTTATTAACAATTGGTGCTCCATAGATCTCGATTGCAGCCATTATGCGACCTCGTATTCAGTTACAGCGTAATCGGTCAAGATGACAAATTGATCCATCGCTGTGTCGTATGTTTCTTGAAACTTGATCTCGCGCTGGATAAGGAAGTTACGCGCTAGGATTAAAGCTGTGCGGCTATCGAACCAGAAAGCCCATAGATGATCGAAGGTAACATGTGACTCAAAACGATCAGCTTGAATTTCCCAATCGTAGCCATTCCATTGCATTTGTGTATTGCTTAACATGTCGAAGTCTTGCTCTGTAATTAACATTTTGTACCTATCTGTAGCGATGCCCTTGATCGCTTACAGAATTAGAATCTCACGCCTGTTTAGGCTGGTCAAGCATATTAAGGTAACGAAACGATAACGATTTCTAGGCGTAGAGCTTGCCGTAAAGAGTGAAAGATCCGTCCTTATTAATAGGCACTAGGAATGGACTTACTCGATCTCCATGTGTTTCAATGACTGCCACGCTCATCTGCCAATTAGCACTGCCAGCCTTTAAATAAGACGCTTTTTTCTTGTCCATGACATTTCCTGCCTCTAAGCCCCATAAAGTCCTGTATTGGCTTCCTAAGCCTTCTGTATAGGCACTGATGCCTGCCCTGTGCGTGTGTCCGCAGACCACAGATTTACCAAACTTCTTAGCCAATCCTAAAGCTGTGAGTCCGGCGTTGCTGTTCATCGATCCTTCGTCTCCGTGGACTAAAACCCATCCTTTGTGAAACTCAAATGGCTTTTTGTGGAATCGGATACCGAGTGCTGCGAAGTCCATAAACTTGGCGTATTCAAGCTCTGGCAGTCCAATGAGGCTAGGTGCTCGTAGTAACGTATGGTAGAGCCTGTCTGTGTGATTGCTGCGAGTGACATCTGTTGTGCCGAGCTCATAGAGAATATCCTGAGCAAGGCTTCTGTCAGCATCGAGCGTTCCTTCCCATTCTAATTTAGTGCCCTGTGCCCAACGACTTTGTGACTGCATATCGAGCTCATCACCGGTATTTAAAACGAGATCAAACTTCTCACGCTTTACCAACTTAATCAAATTCTTTACTGCTTGCTCATGATGAAACGGAATTTGAAGGTCACTGATGACCAAATACCTTTTCTTCTGGCTGCTAGTCATCGTCCTCATCTTCGTAATCGCTGAGTTTCTCTGGCTCAACTGGATCAGGCAAAATCCATCGCGGATAAGATGGGACATCTGTAATCATAAATAATGCAATGCCCTCGCTAAAACCTGCCTTGCGTAAAGATTTCCAGTATTCATGTAGCCCAATGCAATAAGCATCTAACTTTGAATAACCTTGCTCTTCTAACTGCTTGGTAGGTTTTCTTGCCATGATTAAATTATCGCTCTAGAAGTATGTTATAGATCTCATCGACACGCGCATGGAGTCGCTTAATCTCTGTTAGTAAATGAGTAATGACAAAGCCTGAAAGACCACCAAGTGCCACGATGGTGGCTATGTAAAGTTGAAAGAAGTCTGTCTGTGTCACTTTTTAGGGCTCGCATATCCAAAGACACCTGACAACACAGCCCACAGAATTGCGCGGTAGTCAAGATCAAAATTGCTAGATGCCCACGCAGCAAGAAATGCTCCAGCAGCAAGGATTGCAGGGTTCTTCATGTTCTTCATTATTCTCCACCTAACATAGATACTTGAAAAAAAGCACCATCATTGTCAGCTTCTTTTTTAAAGCTAAAGTGAGCGTGCTTAGTGTGTTTGTTAGCCCCTGTGTATTTGCGCCATTTCCAATTGAGGATCTTGGAACAGATGAAGCCATCAAAAATGATGTAACTAATGCGTTTTTCTGTTTTTGATTTGCAAGCAATTCGAAGCTGATCCACAAGATCACCCATGATGTCCGGCTCTGATCCTTGAAATAAGCCACGCGATATGTCGATGGCACGCACGATTCCCTGAGCATCTGGACAATGATCAGACTTGCCAGCACGCATGTGCCTTGCATCCGCGATCCATCCATCCGATAAGCGAGACCTATCTGGGAATGAGTCATCTATCTGCTCTCTTAGTTGGACAGCAGCTTTACTAAGTTTAGGCTTCATCCGACAGAATTGGTGTGGATTGTTCCGCTTGGGCAATCATTTCATCATAGGCAGACTTTAAGCCTGACCAAGTGCTTCCATCTGCATTTTGGATAATTACGCACTCTTGACCATTTTGATTTAGATAAGTTTCCATTTATAACTCACATCCTGTAAATAGAATAATGCCACCTGATGACTCTAAGCGTGAACCTTGACCTGCCGTAATCGTTCTACCGCCTGATGAGTCAATGCTTGCACCTGACTTATCGGCTAGGTTGAAAGTCGGCGTAAAATTGCTACCGCTGTTAAGTGAATAGCCTGTCCAAGTTCCTGTGACTGTGATGCCTGTCGGTGCAACTCTTGCATTTACTGGAAAAGGAATTGCGTAAAGAATTGAGTTAGTTGCGTATGCGTAACCAGCGTATGATCCGCCGTAAATTGCTGGCAAATAACGCTGGCATGTTGCTAATTCTCCTTCAAATGTTGCTGCGTTTGGAGAATAAGCAGAAGCAGATCCTGCAATTTCTAATTGAACGCCAGTTATTTCGAAATAATCTGCTGCTCCTGCCGTACCTACTGGTACAAAATCTGCATAAAATCCGAGTTGTGTGTAAGTAGAAGCAACGCTTGCTGTTCCAGTAAATCGCTGCCATGTGGTCGTCAATGTTGCAGTCACTGTTGTGACTAATGTTCCTGACATTGAAGTCAGAACGTTTGCGTCAGTTGTTGCAGCACCATAAATTGAAACAGGTATTTGACTGCTTGCCTGTGAATAGTTCGCACCTTTTCTTGCATAAAAACTAAATGTGATCGTTTTGCCAGCGTATGGAATTGAATTTACAGATTCAAAAGTTTGTGCCAAATAAATGTTTGATGTGCTGGTGTTGCCAGAATCGCGCTGAACTCTTGCGCAGTATTGAATATTTGGAAGATTTGTGGTGTCGCCTGTTGCTTGACGGCTAACTGTACTACCTGCAACACCACGATAGGCTTGCCAACGATCAGCAGAATAAGCTGTGGTAGTTGGAACTATTGAAGTACCGCGCTGCCAAATTGAGAAGTTAGAATTAAGGACACCATTCTTGCCTGCCATGTTTGACGATCCGCCAGAAGGTGTAGTCCATGTGAAGTCCATGTCTGTGTTCGATGCCTTAGCAAGGACTTGACCAGTAGTGCCACCTTTGAGATCGACAAGCGATGCGTCAATAGAGTCACCTAGTGTCTCAATGGCTGTTGCGCCATTCTTTACTAAGTCGCTGGATGTTGGAACGCTCCAGCCGAAATTGGGTGTAGTAGTTGCCATTAGGTTAGTGCTCCAGTCGCGTTAGTCCAAGTAAGTGTACCATTTACGCCAGTCCAGATCAGTGAAGCTGGCAATACTGTTTCCCATTGTGTAGTAGATAGTGAGAAATCTGTTGCTGAAATGTAAAGGGTCATTTCAGTAAAATTAGGTGTTGCTCGAAGTGCCACATTTTCCACAAAGCCATCAAACTCACCATCAAGCAAATTGCTAGGCAGATTGCTAATAAGCATAGGCTGACCAAAAAAGACTCCGATAAGGCTGTCAAGCATTGCAGTCGGAATGTCTGGATTATCTAAACGGAAAGTAATTGCTCCCAGAGATCCTCTAGGGTTGGCACGCAGTTTAAGCTCTCTAGAAGCGATGTCCGTAATGTCTGCAAGGTTCTTAATGTTAGAGTCAAACGAACGCTCAAAAAGCCCATAAGAGGCTATGGAATCCGCATCAGAGATATTGTAGGTGCTGCCGTATCCTGTGGCATAGCGATAGATAAGGCTGTTACGCAAGCGAGCAGTCTGAGTTGTGGATGTGATAGAGGTCGGTGTTGCATACGCGCCATCGATGTTAGTAAAGCCATTTGCTGCGAGATAGTTAGATCTATGGTCGGCATCGTCATAGCTGACATTCCCATCTTTTTCTTCATGGAGCTGACCGAGTGCGCTATTGGCAATCTGATCTGCAAGGGTCTGAGACTTAGCAGAAGCGTTAGCAGCCAGAGCAATCATTGTGTAGAAACCTGAGTCAATAGTGCCAATGTAAGACTCGGCATCAGCCCATGTGACAGTTGCTGGATAGGTATCCCATGTGACAGTAGGCGTGACTTCTGCCCATGTTAGGTTAAGAGCTGCGCCTAGAATGGCTGAGATCTGTGCGCCATCTAGACCTTCTGCAAGTGCTGTGTTGAAGATAGCCTTAGTAAGTCTAGCTAGTGAGCCAATGC